AGTTTCATTAAGAAAGGATTCTACATTCTTTGGAGCTTGTTATTTTGCTGGTTCTGTAACTGTCTATTTTTCAGGTGCTTCGTATGCTCACGGATCTACTTTTATTTATACCTCTTCATCTTTAAGTACATTTGCTGCTTCCGATTTATATGGAGACGGTAGTAATGCTATACAATGGAACGCTCCAGGATGGGGAATGCCTTCGAGTTGTTAAACAGGTTTTAACATTTTACATAACATAAACGATATTGTTTTTAAATAAACCTTAACCCCTTATTTATGAACGCAAAAGATACTTTAAAAAAGATCGCAGATGCTTTAAACATTACGTCTAAAGAAGATGCAAAAGTAGAACCTGCTGTAGAAGCTCCAGTTGTTGAAACTGTAGAAGCTCCAGTAGAAGACGTTAAACCAGTTGAAGAGACTGTTGAAAACGTAGAGGAAACTAAGATAGAAAACGAAGAGACTATCAAAACTGACGAGAACACTGAGACAGATCTAGAAAAAGACGTTGTAGAAGACGTTAAAGAAGATGCTCCAGAAGTTAAATCAGAAGCTATTCAAAATGCTGAGAAAGCAGTAGAAAAAGCTGAAGAGATGAAAGACGAAATTAAGAAAGAAGAGCCTTCTGAAATAGATCTTTTAAAATCTCAATTAAATGAACTTAAAGACATTATTAAACAACAGTCTGAAGTTCCAAGTATAGACGAAGAGCCTAAAGGATTAATTCATAATCCAGAAGGTAACGTCTCTAAAAAAACAACTAAGATCGGTAACAAAGGAGGTGACGTTATCTCTAGAGTATACCAATACATTAACAGATAGAAAATCTATCAAAACAAACATTTTATTTTAACCCTTAATTATTTTTAACTATGGCTACTACTACGTCAATTACTACAAGTTATGCAGGGGATAAGGCTTCTGGCTTTATCGCAGCTGCGTTGCTTTCAGCACCTACTTTAGACAAAGGAGGTATTACTGTAAAACCAAACGTAAAGTATAAAGAAGTAATGCAAAAACTTAACATCGGTGATGTTATAGCTGACGCTTCTTGTGATTTTACTGCTACATCTTCTGTAACTCTAACAGAAAGATATTTACAACCTGAGGAATTTCAGGTAAATCTTGAACTATGTAAGAAAGACTTTCATTCGGACTGGTTATCAATCGAGCAAGGATTTTCTGCTCACGATAATCTTCCTAAGTCATTCGCTGATTTCTTAGTTTCTCAAGTTGCTGCTAAAGTTGCTTCTAAAACTGAGATCAACATTTATCAAGGTGATGTTAACAATTCTGGTGAATTTGACGGTCTTGAAGGACTTCTTTTAGCTGACGCTGACGTTGTAGACGTTTCAGGTGCTGCTTTAGACGCTTCTAACATTATCGCTGAACTAGGAAAAGTTGTTGATGCTATTCCTTCTACTATGTACGGAAATGATGGTTTATCTATCTATATTTCTCAAAAAGCTTCTAGAGCATACGTAAGAGCTCAAGCTGCTTTAGGTTACAAAGATTTATACCACGTTGGACAGACTCAAATGGACTTTGAAGGTGTAAAGTTATTTGTTGCTAACGGAATCTCTGATGACGTTATGATAGCTGCTGAAAAAGAAAACTTATTCTTTGGATGTGGACTTCAAAATGATATGAACGAAGTTAAATTAATTGACCTTGCAGATATTGACGGAAGTCAAAACGTAAGGGTGATTATGAGATTTACTGCTGGTGTAAACTACGCTATTGGATCTGAAATCGTTTTAAGATCAGTTGTATAATAACAACACTTTAATAGATAAGGAGAGTCTTCGGACTCTCTAAGTCTTATTTTTTAACCTAAATTTAAATTTTTTAATTATGAGCTGTAATATTTCACTAGGAAGATTAGAAGGATGTAAAGACCAAATCGGTGGTTTGAACGCTATCTACTTCGTAAACTTTGGAGATATGGGTACGCTATCAATTACGGATGAAACTGTAACTGCTATCGGAGCTACTACTCCTGACGCTTATAAATATGATTTAAGAGGAAATTCTAACTTCGAACAAGCTTTGACTAGTTCAAGAGAAAACGGAACTACTTTCGCTGAGCAAACACTTACTGTTAGCTTAAAGAAACAAGATTCTGGAACTCACAAAGAAGTTAAATTACTTGCATACGGAAGACCACAAATCATTATCGAAGATAACAACGGTAATAGATTTTTAATGGGCGAAGAATTTGGAGCTGAAATGACTGCTTCTTCTTCAACTGGTTCTGGTATGGGTGATAAATCAGGATACGAATTAAGTTTCGTTGCTTCTGAAAAAGGATTTGCTAAATTTTACACTGGAGATATAGCTACTGAATTTGCTGTAACTGTAGGAGTATAATCTTAACATATTTATTCTATAAAGGCCTCTACAGAAATGTAGGGGTTTTTTTTGTACTATACACTATGTATATATTGTTTTTAAATAAAGAACAAATGACTATTCTACAAGACATTAACGGTGATCAAATAGTTTACTTAACTACTCGTAACTGGACTCAAAACAATACTATAGGTATGTTTATGGATCTTACTTCTGAAGGTGATAACAAAGTTATGGCCGATAGCATTAACGTAACTGTTCAAAATAATGGATACTATTCTCAGTTTACTTACGATTTTTCTGGTATGGACTTAAGAGAAGGTCAATATTATTCTTTAGATCTTTACGTAGGTAATAATAACTATTATACAGGCAAAGTATTTGTATCTAACCAAGAAATGGACGCTGACTATACTGTTAACGTATCTGACAATGGTATAAAAGACTTTACAGAAACTCAATCAAATAACGATTTTATAATTATATAATATGAATATATCAGTAACAAATTTAGCTGCATATCAGTCACCTAACGCTATCGAAGATAAGAGAAAGCTATGGGTAGCTTATGGAGAGGATAACAACTACTATAAATTCCTTATAGATTCTTACTTAAATTCAGCTACTAATAATGCTGCAATATCTAGTATATCTAATATGGTATTCGGTAGAGGTTTGGAAATCTTAGAAGCAGCAGAAGACTCTAAGGAGTTAAAAGAAATTAAAAAAATAGTAAAAGACAGAGAGCTTAAAAAACTTATCCTAGAGAGAAAAATGTTAGGACAGGCTGCAGCTCAAGTTATTTACAAAGGTAGAGGATCTAATAGAAAGGTTCAAGCTATAAAGCATTTTCCTATACATACTCTAAGACCTGAGAAATGTAACGACTTAGGAGAGATCGAAGCTTATTACTACCATCCAGACTGGGCCAATATAAAGCCTTCAGATAATCCTAAAAGAATTCCTACATTTGGAAACTCTAAAGAAGCTATTGAATTATATATAATTAAACCTTATGTATCTGGATATACATATTTCTCACCAGTAGACTACTCTGGATGTTTAGACTACTGTAAATTAGAAGACGAGATCTCTGAGTATTTACTAAATGACATAATGAACGGTTTCTCAGGAACGAAAATTGTTAACCTGAATAACGGAGTACCTTCAAAAGATGTTAGAGACGATATAACTAGAGATATAAAAAGAAAGCTTACAGGATCTAAAGGAGAGAAGCTAATCGTAGCTTTTAATGACTCAGCAGACAATAAGACAACTGTTGAAGATATGCCTTTAAATGATGCTCCTAGCCATTATGAGTACTTAGCTACTGAAGCTAGAGACAAAATACTAGTAGGACATAAAATTACTAGTCCGATGTTATTAGGAATTAAAGATACTGGTTCTGGATTAGGAAACAACGCAGACGAGATTATGACTGCTTCTCAGCTATTTAATTCTGTAGTTATAAGAAACTATCAGGACGAAATGATTATGTTCTTAGAAGAGGTCTTAGAGCTTAATGGTGAAGTTCCAGACTTATATTTTGTAACTAGTCAACCTATTGAGTTTTCTGAAGATGAGGATTTGGATTCTAAAGACAAAGAAGAGGAAACTGGTAAAAAAGGAGCTGCAGTTAAAGATGAGAAAAAAAAGACGAACCTAAGCGAGATCGCAGATCGAGTTAGTGATGAGGAATTCCTAAGTACATTAGGAGAGGAAGTAGACGAGCAAATATATGAATTAATGGAGGAAGAGGAAGTTACAGATGAACCAGAAGATATGGATATTGAGTCAATGTTTTTAAGTGAACATAATTTTAGTACACCTGCTGGAAATCCTGTAATAGATTCTAAACAGGATACTGATTTATGGAAAGTAAGATATAGCTATCAAAGAGGCCGTAATGCTTCTGGTAAATCAACTAGAAAGTTTTGTAATGCTATGCTAAGTTCAACTAGAGTATATAGAAAAGAGGATATTCTAAATATGAAAAAGAACGGAGTTAATAGTAAACTAGGACATAATGAACAACCTTATAGTATTTGGTTACATAAAGGAGGTGTTAACTGTCACTGTGTTTGGAAACGAAGAGTATATAAAAAGAGATTAAAGTCTGATGGTACTCCTTACGCTGGGAAAGGTGTTTTAGGAACTGTTAAGATGACTGTAAAGGCTGCTATAGCTCAAGGATTTAAAACTCCTAAGAATGACAAAAGAGTTGCAGAAGCACAAATAAGTAGAAGTGATAAGGGACATCATCCTAGTTACTTTAAAAATTAAAAAGATATTATATGAAAGCATTATTTATAAGTAGAGAAGATTTAATCAAAAATACACCTATCTCAGGTGATATGGATTTTGACAAGCTAATTCAGTTTGTTAATATAGCTCAAGATGTACACATACAAGGTATATTAGGATCTAAGTTATATGACAAATTACAATCAGATATTTTAGCTGGAACTTTAACTGGAGACTATTTAACTCTAGTTACTGAATATATAAAGCCTATGACTATTCAATATAGTTTTTTAGAATATTTACCATTTAGTAGTTATACTATATCTAATAGAGGTGTATTTAAACATACTGCAGAAAACTCTACTAATATAGATACTCACGAATTAAGTGATATGAAAGGAAGCTGCAGAGCTACAGCATTACACTATACTAAAAGATTTACTGACTATATGAATTTCAATAGTACTCTATTCCCTGAATACTTAACTGGTAATAATGACGATATGAGACCTGACAGAGATAACACTTTTTACGGTTGGAACATCTAAAATGGAAACAATAGTAGAACAGCTATTAGTAGCAAAACCTCTATTTTCTATAATAACTATATTATGGATTACTGGATTAATGGTATTTAAAGATAATATTAGAAACTTCTTTAGTGGCCTTTTAAACTCTTCTAAGGACGTTTTAAGGTCAGACAAGTCTTCTACTATAGCTAGACATAAAAAGCTCGTTAAACACGATATATTCCAAGTTATAGAAATTGTAAGAAAAGAATGTAGTATCCATAGTTTTTATACAGATAGATCTTATGATGAGACTAAGACTAAAATGTTTAGGGAATTTATGGATTTTAAATTAGATTCTATAAGAGATCATTTTGTATTATTAATTAATGAATCTGGTAAATGTGAATCACCTCAAGAATTAAAAGTATTAATATTAAAAAGCTTAAGATACATAACTGAAGAGTATATTGCTAACACTAAAGAACATTTTTTATCTAAAGGAATTAAAATTAAAGACGCTAATTATGTAATAGATGTGTTTGAATCTTGGAGATTACCAACTATTAAAGTAGTAGGTGAACGAATCAATTCTATATTCTCTTCTAATTATCATAATGACAACTATCAAAGANTATTAGCTTCTTTAGAAATTATATCAGTTGCTATAGATTTAATCCCTAGAGACGGTGTAGCTTCATTTGATGAGATTAACGGAAAGTTTAAAAAGATAAAAGACTATTAATATGCCTATAGAAATGAGAGCAGATAAACTAACTAAAAACTTCGATCTAAGCGAATTTGAATGTAATGACGGATCTTGGATGCCAGAACACGTATACAACAACGTTAAAAAGGCTGCAAATAACTTACAAGTACTTAGAGATATGTATAAGAGACCTATAAATATTACATCTGCTTATAGATCTAAAAAATATAATAAGAAAATAGGAGGAGTTTCTAATAGTACACATACTCTAGGATTAGCTATAGATATACAAATTAAAGGTATTGATTATAAAAACTTATATAACCATATAAACACTTTAATATTTGATGGTTTATTATTAGAAGGTGGTGTAGGATTATATGATAATTTTATACATTATGATATTAGAGGAACTAGAGCTCGATGGGATAATAGAAAAAATATATAATATGGATGACAAGAAATTAAAATATAAAGATATTCACGGAACTACTAGAGTAGGAGACTTTTTAAGAAAACTTAATAAATCTAATATACTAGAGAAAGGACTAGAAGCTATAGGAAATTTAGCTACTGGAGATGCTTTAGGAGCTTTAAAAACTATTATAGGTAAGAATGATGAGTTAACTCCAGAACAACGTATACACGCTATTAAATTAATAGAACTAGATATACAAGATATGCAGGGAGTTACTGATAGATGGAAATTTGATATGTCATCTGATAATAAATTATCTAAATCTATAAGACCATTAACTTTAATATTTCTAACTACTTTTTTAATTATATTTATATTTCTAGATTCTTTTTATATAGAATATTTTACTATTAATAGTGAGTGGATAGAATTATTAAAAACTTTATTAACTGGTGTATATATAGCTTATTTCGGAGGACGTTCTTATGAGAAGTCTAAAAAGTTATAAATTCGTTTCGTCTGAAGACTCCAACAAATTATATACTTAGTCAACTACAGTGCAAAGGTAGCGTTTTTTTTTGACATATACAAGCTTTATTTGCATTATTTCACTAAAGTTATTAACAATTTATATTATACCTCTTATATTGTTTTTAAATAAACTACACATTAACATATTTTTTGATGATTATTTTTCGATTTATCCCTTAGAGCTTTTCGTGGTTGGTTTTCTCTAGGGGATTTATCATTTTATAAATATTATGCCAGTAAAAAAGAAAAAAAAGACAGTAAAGTATTGGAAGACTAAGATAGATAAGGTTTTTCACGAGTACATAAGAAGACGTGACGTTAACGAGCACGGATTTGGAAAGTGCATCTGTTGTAATAAACCTCTTAAGTTTGAGGAATCTGACGCAGGTCACTTTATGGGCCGTCAATATATGAATACACGCTGGAATGAAGACAATGTAAATATCCAGAATAGAAAATGTAACCGTTTTGAATATGGTAACCAGTATGCTTACTCTAAGGCACTAGGTAAAAAGAAAGCAGAGGAACTACAAGCTCTGTCTAGAATTAGTATTAAACTAATGGACTTTGAATATCAAGAAATATTTGATAAATACGATCAAAAGTTAAAAGATCTTAAGGCTTCTCAGGCCTTCTAATAATAAATTTCCCTCAAGAAACTAAAGTTTTTTAAAAATAATTACTATTTAATTAGGATTATATAAATATATGTCGTTATATTTGTACTATAATTAATTAATAACTATTAAAATGAATAAAACAAACTCAGAATTAAAAGAACAAGCGATTTTTTGCCTAACTAAGTACAAAGCATTTAAAAATACTGAAGGATGTGAAGTATTGGCTGCTAAATGGCTACAATCTTACAAAGACACTAAAGGACTAATGAATGATCCGATTTTGTCTGCAAGTTTACAGTTAGAATTAATGCCTAACTTTAGAGGATCTAATTGTAGAGACTTTAACTTAGTAACTGGACACAGATTTCACTATATAGAATTTACTTACGATATGTTCAGTAATATAACTAACGAAACTTTTTACGATTTAACTAATTCCTCTTCAATGATATTCACAAATAAGAAGGAAGCAAAAATAATTTTAAATAAAATCAAAAAAGATTTGTTATAATCAAAAATTGTATTATCTTTATAAAATATTAATCATAAAAAAATAAATAAAATGGACTTAAAATTAAAAGCAAAATTTGACACATTAAGAATCGAAGCTCTAGAAAACGAAATAACTAGATTAAAAGAATCTTATGAATTTTCAATACAATTACAAAATGAGATCATTCAAGATAAGAATGACATTATAGCAAACAAAGAAGGTAGATTTATCTCTTCTCAAAATACAAACAGAGATCTTAGAGCTGACGTAGCTCACTACCAGAGCGAATTAGAAGCTTTTAAAGATAGAGCTCAAGTACAGTTAGATATAGACAGAGAGAAGCTTAGAATCTCTAGGATGCACGTTCAAAATAGAGACGAACAAATAGCAGGAACTGAAAAAGCTTTAGATATTTACAAAGAAAAAGCTAGATTAGCTAGAGAAGATGCTCAGTACTGGGCCAATGAAGCAGCTAAATTTGAAATTAATTGCAATAATTGTAACCTTTAATAAAAAAAAGCG